TGGCCGAAAAGTAGCTGGGGTCCGGCAACTGCGGCAGGTCTTCAATCACCGATGGCCCTCCACCAATGACCAGTATCGGCTTGCCGTAGTGCCGGTTGAAGATGGCAGAGATCAGTTGAGGCACTAGTTCCTGCATGAAAATACCGTCGGCGGCGCGTGCCGCCACTTAAGCCCGTGCGCGCGAGCGCTCGCAAATAGCGCCGATTCGGGCGCGACACCAGCGGCGGCCAGCAACCACAAGTAGACGCCAAGGAACGTAGGGCCATGGTCGGCCGGTCGGTGCCCGCACAACTTGTAAACGATGTGGTGCGCGGCCTCGTGCATGGCCGTCGCCATATTTTTGCCGCCGCGGTCCAGCGGCCCGACAGCCTGGAGACTGATCAAATCGTATTCGGCAATCGACCATGACAATGAGCGTAAGTTGTGCTGCTTTACTTTCGGGTGCCGGACGCCGTAATACGCGCAAGCTGTGCGGATGGCGGCTCGTAGTTCGGGGAGCGTGTGGGTGTTTCGACTCCACGCGCGCCACTCGTCTTCCCATTCGTAGACATCTTCCTTTTGGGGATCAGCTTTTGCAGGGCGTTCTTGAGTTGTTGCCTTCGTCTTGCGCACGCTGAGCACCCCATATTACATGCCCTGCAGCGCGGCCTCGATCGCCTCGCCGACATTCTTCGGCCCCGCAGCGCTCTCCCCCGAGGGGGCTTTGTGCGAGCGCAACGGCTGACCCTTCGGCGGGGTGGCCACAGGCGTCGCACCCGGCGGCTTCGCGTGCGGAGTGACCGGAGCGGCGGCCGGAATGGCATTGTAGGCGCGCATGAAGGCCGCTTTCCACTGCTTCGGCGGCAGCATGCCGAGCGCTTCGAGCGCCGGCTCGAGGATCGTGTATCGGCGCGTGTACTCCGTTCCGTGCTTTTTGAATAGCTCATCGCCCAGAGCGGTCAGCTCTGTTTGCGCATCGTTGCGCTCTTTGGTTGCCGCTGCGCTGACGTTGTTGCGCTCCGCAGTGGCCGCTTTCTCCGCAGCCGTGGTGGCCGCGCGGGAGCGGTTCAGTGCAATCTCCTGCGCAGCCTCGCGGCGGATCTCGCCCCGATCGACCTGCTGCTGCAGATCGGGAAAGTCCTTGAGGAAGTCGATGCCGGGCGCCGCCTCCCCAAGCTTCAAGCTGATACCGCGAAGCTCGCTCACCAGCAGGTCGCGCGCGAGCACGAGGTGTTCGCGGTTGTCGCTGTGCACCGCGGTCATATAGGACATCAGCGTCGCGAACTCCTGCGAACTCGCACCCGTCGCTGCGATCTGGTCCACGAACGCCTGATGCTGCGCGATCTGGCCGTCCTTGCCTTTCACCAGGTCGATCAGGGTCTGCATCCGCTCTTTCGTCTTCTCCGCAGCGGTCGGCGGGATCGGATCATCGATCGCGGCCTTTTCCTTTGCGGCCGGATCCTTGGCCTTGTCGGCCTCGACCTTCGCGGCGGCGATCTGCTCAGGGGTCTTGCCCGCGTTCGCGGTGGCCTCAGCTTCGGCCGCCTCGCGCGTCGTCTTTTCCTCTTCCGTCTCTTCGGCATCCGGCTTCTTGCCAGCGCGGCGCGATTCGACCTCGCTCAAACCGAAGTCGATGGCATCCTCGACGGACTTGACGCCATCGGTGTTGACATCGGGGGACGCATCCGCGTCCGGAGTGACGGGCGCATCGGGGGTTTCGGCCACTTCATCGACGGTACTGGCGTCGAGCAAATCATCGTTTTCCATGCGGGCTATCCTTATTTCACGTGAAGCTGCGGCATCGGCACTGTCGTGCCTGGAATGTTGTGGGGCACGATCGACTGTACGCTTGCCGGCGGTGCTTGGCCCGGCGGCTCAGCGCCCGGTGGCGGCTCAGGCTGGCCCGGCATCGCGGGGCTGGGTCCCCCGCCCATCTGAGGCGGCATGAACTGGCGCTCTTCGGCCTGCACGATCGTCTCGGTGTCCCCGGGCGGCAGCGTGCCGGCCAGGTTGATGTTCACCTTCGGCACCGGAGGTAGCGGCGGGGGCGGCGGAGGCGGTGGCGGAGGCGGCGTCGCGGGGAAGAACTGCGACAGCTCCAGCTTATCGTCCATGCGCCGCAAGGTCTCGCGCACCAGATTCTCCATGGCCTCTGCCATCGCCGGATCCGTCGCCTGCAGCGATCGGATCGACAGCATGAGCTTCTCCAGCAGCGGCAGGATGGTGGCCCATGCGGCCTGCTGGGCTTGCTTGTCGGGCTTGCCGGTGGTGCCAGCGTGAATGTCGACCTCGACCATCGTCATGATGTCATCGACATCCATGCCGAACGGCCAGAAGGCTTGCTTGCCGGCGATGCGCTCGGCGAGGACCGGGCGGATCTCCTGAATTGCCGTTTCCAGCGTGTACTTCGCCAGATCGGTCAAAGTGTCCTCCAGTGTGTCCCTGTCGGCGCCCGTGCGGCTGTTGAAGCCGGTCTGCTCCAGGTTCGCCTCGGTAGCCGTCTTGGGCTGATTTGAGCCCTGTGCGGCGCCCTGAAGGGCTTCCTGCACGCCGGACACCATCTGCATGTCGGCCAGGATCGGCGAGGTGTCATACAGCGCCGGGTTGTACGAACCGATGGGCTTGGCCATGATCAGGTTCTGGATCGGAGTGTTGGAGTCGGTCGGCAGAATGCCGATGTTCTCCATGCTCACCGAATTCTCGATCTTGGTGGCATCCTCCACCGACAGCCCGCCGCGGTTGAACACGGTGCCAGGCACGCTGCGTTCGCGATTCAGGCGCTGGTTGGAGCGGCAGGCCGCGTACTCATCAGCGAGTTTGCGCAGCCGGAACACGAGGCTTTGCGGGTGGCGCTGGCCGTCGACCTCGTAGAAGGCGACCCCGAAGTACGGGTAGAAGCGGCTCGTGGCCTGCGGCGGCGCGTAGGGCTCAATGGCCCACTTCTTGCATCCGTCTAGCCACGTCTTGATCATGCCGTCGCGCTTGTCCCACAGTTCGACCACCTTCACGAACTCGACCGGCGTGTTGCCGCCCATCTGCCCGGCAGGCGCGCTCTTGGTGAACGCACCCTCGGCCATCGCATCGCCCATCTGGGCCGCGGTGTCCTGATCCATGTCCTTGCTGCCGACCTGGCGCTGGTAGAAGGTCGAGCTTTGCTTGACATCCTCATCCGTCAGGCGTGGGAAGCGCGCTTTGCCACTGGCGCGCGGGATGTACAGGTCGTTGCTGCACCAATCCGCCTCGCAGTAGTCCATGACATTCGACACGTCAAGGGAAACTTGGAAGTCCTCCGCGCGGATGAAGTCGCAGATAAGCCCGGTCTTGATCGACAGCTCTTTCTTCGACTGAAGGCCTTGAATCTGAAGCTGGATCTGCGCCTTCTGGGTATCGATGCTCTCGGCCGAATCCCCTTCCGCCAGTGTGCGCTTCATGGCGTCGAGTGAAGCGAGCAAGGTTTGCTTGTCCAGAATGGTCTGCTCGATCTGCGGCTGCGGCTGCTCTTCACGCAGCATCAGCCCCTTGAACCACCCTTGGCCCACGGTGAGCCCAGAGCGGACGATCTTCTTGCCGGTGCGCTTCAAACCGCCGTCGCGCCACTGGCGCGAGACGATCAGGTTGCCGGTCTCGGCGAATGCGGTTGCGTTGGTATCCGGCTGATCACCGACCTTCTCGGATGGGGTGATGTTCAGGTCCGGATTTTGCGCGTAGATGAAACTGGTGAGGATGTCCAAGAAGGATCCGATGATGTTGGCATCGGAGGCCCAGCGCGGGTCGGCGAGCCCTGCGGCGTAGCGGCGATCCTTCGCGAAGCCGGCGCGGGCCGGGGTATCGAACTCACGGGCGGTGCAGTACTCGCTGCTGATCTTCTTGACCAGCTCGCGCTCATCCTCGGCGGCCTGGGTGCCGTCAAGGGATTTGTTCACCGCATCAACGGCAGACTGCGGCTGATCCGGCGGATTGCCGGTCGAGCCCCCGTCGGTGGAGGTGTTCTCGCCTCCGTCGCCGGCAAGGTCTGAGTTATCGTCCGCCACTTACTTGCGGTTCCGCTGGTAGGCGTATTTGCGCTTCTTCGGCTTCACGCCGGATGCGAGCTTCTCAGCCAGCACTGCGGAGGGCGCGACGGGTTTCTCGACGACGCCCTGCGGAGCGACCGCGGGGATGTGGTGGACCGGCTTGTCTCCGGCGTGATGCTCCTGCGGCGTCGGCACGATGTGCTGCGCGTGCGGGATCGCCATGGGGTCGTGGGCAAGGTCCGCGTTCGGGGTCGCGGCGTGCTCGGCCAGGTTCGCATCGATCGCGTTCGCCGTGGCGGCCTCGGCCGGTGAGATTGGGTCAGTCATGTCGAATCCTTGCGGTGTGCCTTGGGCACACCTGAAATTAATCGTTCGCTTCCGCGATACCGCTTTCCACGGCGTCCTTCGCGGAGTTGAGGCCGCCCTTCTTGCGCATCCCGAGCTTCTTCAGTTGCAGCTCGACGCGGGTGGACTTGTTGCCCTCCGCATCGCTGTTCTGGCTGACGTTGGTCACCTCACCGTGCCCCATGACGTGATATTTATCACCGACTTGCGGCACCGAATTCGCCTGCCCGATGCCGAGCTTGTCAAGGTCATTCGCATCCAAGCTGATCCGGTGCTCGTACGCGTACGGGGGGCTCGTGATCTTGCCCACCGACTTCGGGGAAAGGCTCTCCTTTCCCCGCGCCATATCGGCCATCTGGAACGGCGGTGCGGCCACTACAGCTTGGCCTTGATGTCGGTAACGACATTCTTGGCCGCCGCTTCCGCTGCGGCAATGTCCGCCTCGAGCGCGGCAGCTTCGGCTTCGGCGCCTGACTTCAGGTACTTGTAGACGAGGTAGCCTGCACCGACGACCAGCGCGAGAACGATTACGGTAAGCATATGGACCTCCGGTATGTAGGAGGGATCTTACGGCCGGGGCGCGGGTACTGTCAAATCAGTCGTCCAGTCGGTTGAACCCGACGAACCGGGCCACGGCCAGCACGGCTACGGTGTAGACCACAATCGCACCGATCACGTAAATGGAAATCATCGCTCAAGTCCTTTGCCGCGGTGGGCAGTTGTTAGACATGTTGACCATCCCCGATGACCCATCTGGAACTAGCTTGGCGAGCGCCTGAAGGTCGTGCACGTCGGTGTCGGCCACTGGGTTTATCTTCCCATCTTTCGTGATGACCAGAATGCCTTGCAGTTCGCCGCACTCGAATTCCCCGATCACGGCTATGGGCGTATCGGCAGGCAGCGGCGCAGGTACGGTCGGTGTGACGGTGGCGCAGGCGCTGATCGCGGCCAGGAGAAGCGGCATGCACGATTGGCGCAGTCTCATCGATATCTCACTGAGGTGTCCTTCTTTTCGGTGTGCTCGATCCAAGCCGCCGTAAAGGGTACAAGGATCGGGCGCTCTTTGATCCTTTCTACTCGCGCGATTGCCAGTTTGTCAATGGCCCGGCCGATCAGGCCGCATACGTCCGCCGCGTCGTCGTACCGACCGGCGGGAATTTGTATGAGCTGATTGATCACATGATCCGTCCACCACAAGCCTTTGGGGAAGTATACCTTGCCCGCCGCGGCGCGGGCTTGGAAGGCCTGCAGCTTCGCCACTTTGTCGAGCATGGAGGGTATCGTGCGCAAATCGAAGTACTGCCGCCGCTCGTTCATCACCTTCATGATCGCGGGGCGTGTTGACTTGTCAATGACGCCGCCTTCATTCAACCACACCGGGGTGGCGTGGCGCTTCTGCATGCGCATCAGTTCCTCGATCCACACATCGCTTGTGACCTGGCCGTGCCACCAGTCGATGAACCAAATGTTTGAATCCTCATCGATCCCCGCGATGCCTTGCTCGGTGAAATCGTTCTTCCCCGCGCTCACCGCATAGTCCCCGGCGCCCAGCATGGCGAGCTTCGCAGGCAGTTGCCCCGGCTCGTAGTAGTTGAACATATCCTTGTTGAACATGCCCTCGCCCATCGGCGTCGGGCGCTGCTGGTACAAGCTCGCCCACGCGCGCTGCGCCTCCTGGCCGGCCGCGAACTCGTGCATCTGCCAGTGCTTGGGCGGGTAATACTCCGGCCACATGTACTCGCCTAAGCTGCGGCCCAGCGGATCGTCGGTGCGCTCACACTTCGCCTGAATGCACAACACTTCCCACTCAAGGCCATCGCGGCCGATGATCGTGCCCGACTCACCCTTCCAATCCGGCGGCAGCACCTCCGTTCCTGCAACGTCAAGGTCGCTCCACCGGGTCATGATCATCAGTAGCCATGCTTCAGGGAGAAGGCGAGACATGAGATCATCACGAAAAGCATTACGAGTGCGGCGACGTTCCGCCTCCGACTCAGCTTCCTGTCGACCAGGCACAGGATCATCAACAATAGCGCCGTTGGCGCGATTACCAGTAATGCCAGCAGTGAGACCAGCAGCGAGACATTCGGATCCATTGTTCATACTCCATTTCGTTGCGGCGGTGCGCACAAGTTCCAGCGGCGTCTCGTACGGCCACGCCAGCTCGCGGTACTCCGGGGAGTCCACGATTTGCATGGCGCGGCGGCTCTGGGTCTCGGCCAAGTCGGTCGCGTAGCTGGTGTCGATCAATCGAAAGTTCGCCTCGCGGCCCATGACGTACGGCGCAAGCGTATTGTTGCCGTACGTGCTTTTGGCTGAGCCTGGTGGAGTCATGATCAGCCCGCGGCCGAAGGGTTTGTTGATCACCCTTTCCACGCAGTTGATGATCGCGCGGTGGTGCACGGTGAATAAATTAATCGCCGGACACAGCGTCTCATCCGGCCTCATCGCCGGACGGTTCACCATAGGGATCTGGATATTCGCGCAGAAGCTCGCGTAACTTTGCGTGGCGCGGCGTCGGCGTGCAAGCTCTGCGGCAGCCGCGAGCAGTGCAGGATCAGTGCGCTTCACGTATTCTCGCAAACTATCGGCTGCGGAAAAGGGAAGTATGCGGGCAGCGTTGGAGGCGGTACGCATGGTTGCGGCGCGAACTGATGCCCGAAGCGGCACGTGCAGGCGTATTCCGCGAGCCCTTGCGTAGTGCATCCGGGCGCTCCGCAGTGCGGGCAATGGAACGTCTGATCCGGGATCATAAAGTCTCCTAAGCGCTATGGCCCGCGAAACGCGTTGATGCGGAGCGCACGATCACGAGCCGGTGGCATGGCACGGTCACGAGGTATGGCTCGCCGTCATGGCGCACAACCGCCCGATCATCGTGCACGGCGCGCACGCGGCCGGTGAACACCCGCAGCGGATGGTTCAGGCTCGCGTACTTCACGGTCTGATTCGGTTTGATGTTCACGTTGCCTCAGTTATCGACTCGGCGAGTGCGCGCGCATCGTTCGGCGAGAGCATAATGCTGTTGTACTCGCCGGCCCCGTTGCGTATTGCGAATATCAGGCCGCCGTTTTCCTCTTGCGTCACCGCAATGAACCGTACATACGGCTGGGTATGGAACTCAGGAGGGTCGGTGTAACCAAACAGTTGCTTGCTCATGTCATTGCTCCGCTATTACGCTTGGGTCATCCTGGCCGTTCACCATCGCCTCGAGCTGTGCGACGGTGTAGTTCTTGACGTTGCCGTCGCTTGACTTCAGGTCGATGCTCACTGCCTTCAATTTCGGCAGCGAGAATTCGGCCAGTTGCATGAACAACTCAATGGCGCGCGCCGGCTCTTTTTCACTCACCTCATCGAGCCAGCGGTTCACCTTGTCGATCTTGCCATGTGCCAGTTCGGCCATTGCGGACCGTATGCGGTTCTGGGTGACCTTCTTCGCCTGGCCTTGGGTCAGCGCCAGCTTGTGCGTCGGCTCGGTCAGCGCAAGGTCCAGGCGCTGCTGCGTGGAGATCGAGATGCCGACCTTGTCGTTGTTGATCGCGTATTCGCCAACGGGGGTCGCCGCCGGGTGCGCGGGGAATAGTGGGCTGTCCATGTGCCATCCTAAAATAACCGCGCGCAAAAATATAGGGGTCCGCTTTGACGGGGGTACGGTCGGTTGTCCGGGGGTGATGCGGAAAGTTGGAAATTTTACGCTAGCCACAGTCCCTATGGGTACCGTAACTTTCATCACGCCCCGCGGTCCATGATTCCCGGGGGTACCCCGTACCCGGCGCGTTCCATACACAGCCGTCCACATCTTGTCAAATTAATTCTCGTTAATGTGCAGCGCAACATGGTCGGCTCCTGACCATTGTTAACGGATTGTAATGTATGGCGGCCGGTCGGCGGTCCGTGGTCGGCTGGCCGGTCGCCATGCCGGCCTGACGGCGCTCCATTGGTCATTGTTTCACTGGCCACATTAACAAAAGTTAATTGTGTATGGCATACACAAAGCCAAAATACTGCCGAACTACTGCCGAACGGACTTTTCATTGCCAATTCAATACTTTAACTCTTTCTTTTCTACTCTTCACTATAAAACATAAAACAAACATATAAAATAAAATACAGAAAGTACCGGCCGCGCACCGCGCCAAACGGTAAACAGAAAATAGTTGGCGCTAACTGGAAAGTGGAGTAGTCATGAGTCACTGGCGTCGGGGCGTCGCAAGTAGTTGCACTTGCTGCACGAATGTGCGAGAGTCGCACACGTAATCAAACCAGGAGACGCAAGGTGCAAGACGACAATGACATTTTCACCGTAGGGCCGGCCGTCAAGCGGCGCGGATCCGCCGTATGGGCCGCTATCCGCGACCTGCAGGTAGGCGAAGAGGCGGAGTTTAAAGAGCACCTGTGGGGCAACCGCAGCGCTGTGGCGGGCGCTTCACGGATCGCTCGGCAAACGGGGCGCGTGTTCGGTCACCTCATAGGTGTGCGCGAACAGATGCGCGTGATCAAGATCAAGCGGATCAGCTGACGCGCGAATAGCGCTTGACCAAGACCCGCAGACTGACGTATAACGTCAATGCGCTGACAAACTTTAGTCTTAAGGTGACGCAAAATGTCGATAGACCCAGTAACCGGCCGATTTCGGATCGGCGCTGAACGGTGGCAGCAACGCCAGCGAACGGTGCCTAACCCGAAGTCATTACCCGAACGTGTGGCGCGCTTTGAGCAGCGCATGCTATTGAAAGCGCTAGACAAAACTACCGGAAACCTGACGCAGGCAGCGGTCTATCTAGGCATTACATATCGGGCCGCGCGATATTTAGCCGCGAAGCATTTGGTTTACGGCTAATTTGGCACGCAATCTGCATCGTAGTAAGCACTGAACCACGGAGCACGCACCATGAACATTCTCAAGTCAGCCACCGTCCACGAATTTCAAACCCCGTACGGGCCGCGCATTTACAGCGCCGAATACTTCGCGCGCCATTCCGAGCATGTAACGCTCGCCACGCCTACCCCTGCCGAAAATGCGTTCACGCGCATGATGGCGCTGCAGGCGGCCGCCGAGACCCGCAATCTCACCGCCAATGAATGCGTGGAACTGTCCACGCTTGAGAACGACTGGCACAACGCTGCGCTGATGGGCGCTCACGATATTCCGGTGCGATCATGATCCACCTCGCCGCGCTGATCGTCGCATTCGCAATCATCGTCATCATCGCTTGCGCCACGTTGCGCGTACTGGCCGCACTGGTATGCGCGCCGTTCGCCATGATGCGCGTAGGCTCGCGCTACCCCGCGCATCCGGTCTACATCCCGCCGACCGTGCTGCCTGAATGGGCGCAGCGCGAGCAATATTGCTTTGAGGCAGCGCGCCGTCGCGCTGCGAACCGAAACTAGGAGACATGAACCATGAGCCGCACTGTGCTTAATCAAACCGCGCTAGAAACGGAGTGCGCCGAGGCGCAACTATGAAACGTAACGCTAATTGCCAGTACGTCATAAAGGATGCGCACGGCAAAGCCGTACTAGCGCGGGATCGAATCCCTAGCTACACCTACTGGGCGCGCGAGGTGCTAACCATCAACGCGGCACTCCCGGTGACGGTTTGGGCGCATCACACTATACACGGCACTACGTGGTATGACGGCGGCCGCACACGCAAGCTGTCAGACGCCATAGTTGCGTTGCGACGGGCCGTGCAATCATGATCACCCTCTTACCGCCCGAACAAATGCCACGCGGCCGTCGCGCCGCAAACCGCAACTAGGAGACATGAGCCATGAGATACTGCATAGGGTGCTCGCATTTGCGGTTTGTTAAACCGCGACGTGCAAGCGGTTCGGACGTGACGGGTAGTTGGACTGTTGAGGACGCTAGATTAGCGTGCGCCAAGGGGCATTGGTATCGGGCCATGACCGATTATGCGGCCGTAGGCGGGGCTGAACTTGAGGCGCTCATGGAGCTGGCGCAAACATGCGCAGATTACAAAGAGCGTCCTACGCCATGATCACCCTCTTACCGCCCGAACAAATGCCACGCGGCCGGCCGCGCGTCACGCACCTTGAGCCATCAGATATGCGCGCGACATATTGCGGCACGCAATTGCACGCTGGCCTATCAACCACTCAACATGAACAAACCGTAACCTGCGCGGATTGTTTGCGCGTGTACGATATCGAAACCAACGGGAGACTATGAGCCGTGAACAAACACCGAGAGAACACTTTCAATGTACTGGGCAGACTGGGTATCAGCTATGCAGATTGCCGCGCGCTGGTGCGCGCATCCACCACACTGCACTCCTGGGCAGAGCACGAATGCAACGGGGCGATACAGCGCGATGAAACGACCAACAAACCGTATTGGCACAGCACATATGACGGCAAGCGTCTCGGCCCAACGTCAGACCGCGAGACTGGCGCAATCAAACGTGTGGAGGAAATATGCGCCCGGTACAATCTGACGCCGTACTTTCAAACCAATCCGCGCGGCTGCGCGCTTTATCTACTGCGCCCCGGCGACGTGCCTGCAGATGCGGACGTGAGCGCGTATTACACTCGCGGCATAGCGGTGATACCGTGATCGGGGCGGGTAAGAAGCAAGCGCTGCAACTGCAACTGCAGTTGTGGAATCCGCGTGCGAAAGCGTATGAACCCGCAAGCGCATTTGAGTCGGCCAGCGCCGTATCGGAAGTGTGGGATAGGCTTCGACGCACCGGCCGTGAAAGCCGGCGCCCGTGGCGCTTGGCCGCGGTTAAACGACCGCTCACGGTTCCACCGTTGCGGCGCAAACCACTGGCAGGCTACATGGGCCGTGACGCACTGACGGTGCAGGTGGATTACTTGAAATGGGCTCAAGCCAAGCGCCTGAAGGCCATTCACGCTTATCCGTGCACGTGCAACTTTGAAATGGTACAGCAGGGCTATCGCAAGCCAAAACCAGGGCCGGATATCTTTCTCGGCACGGTAATTGAGCTTTCCATAGACGAACAATTCGCGGTAGTCGAGACTATCGATAGCGCCGTCGACCTGTATGTAGGCGACGACGGGAGAATCTACTCATGAGCGGTAATCCTGAAACGATCCGCGCGGACGTGGTAGACGTATTGCGCAAGCCTTATCTCGAGGTGCGCGCCGGCATGTTCACGCCATACGGCGCGCGGCTCGGCGTCACGATACGCAATCCTTTGGGCGTGACGCGCGTGCAGCGTTTCAGTTTGCCCGTACACCTGTCACTTTGGAGCACTCACATATGACCACCTTACGCGCCTATCACAGCGATCCGGCTATCAAAAGTCGCTATCTGCGCCGCGTGCGCGCCCATGCAGCGGCCGATGCGATCGTCAAAGGTCGTTACTGGGAAGAGGGTAAAGGGTGCGCGGTCGGATGCACCGTGCACAGCGCAGATCATTCAGCGTACGAAACCGAGCTGGGCATTCCGAGTGCTCTTGCACGTTTGGAAGATAAACTTTTTGAGGGGTTGCCAAACAGAGATGCACAAAAACTCCCGCTGCGCTTTCTTAAAGCCGCGCGCACAGGTGCGGACCTATCGCGCGTATCTTGGCAGTTTCTTCACTGGCTACTGACTGAGGAACTTGCGAGCCGTGACCATCCGCTTGTGCGCGACGCCATTAAACAGTGCGCAGATGTATTGATACCGCTTACAAAGGGCGAGCCCGCTAGCGTTTCGGCGGCGCGGTCGGCGGCGCGGTCGGCGGAGGCGGCGGAGGCGGCGGCGTGGTCGGCGGCGCGGTCGGCGGCGCGGTCGGCGGCGCGGTCGGCGGCGGCGTGGTCGGCGGCGCGGTCGGCGGCGGAGGCGGCGCGGTCGGCGGCGCGGTCGGCGGAGGCGGCGCGGTCGGCGGAGGCGGCGCGGTCGGCGGCGGCGGCGGCGGCGGGGGCGGCGGCATGGTCGGCGGCGGCGGCGGCGTGGTCGGCGGCGGGGGCGGCGGCGGGGGCGGCGGCATACACTAGAATGGCGGAAAAGCTACTACAGCTAATGAAGCGCGCGCCATGAAGCGCGCCGTATTGCTCGCGTGCATGCTGCTACCTGGCTGCGCCACCGTGCACCAATGCTGGCGGCCGCTAGACGCGCCGGTCGCCTTGCCAACATGGGTCGGCGGCGAGATGCAATCCCCGCGTATGGCCGCCCCTGAGATCGACCCGGCCGGCGTACCGTGTGCACTGACCTTGCTGGGCGGCGCATTGCTTGTGGTGCGCGGCCGTAGACCTACACAACTGAGGGAACAAACATGATCGGCGAAACAATCCTGTCCGCTACCATCGCGATATCGGCCGCGCTGATGTACCGCCGACAATCGTACATCAAACAATTGCGCCGCGAGCTTATCGAAGCGCGGTATGAGGTATGCGGGTTGATCAGCAGCAACCAGCTGTACCGGCAGCGGCTGGCCGCCGCAACTGCCGAGTTGAACGGCCGTGCGTAGCATCCTGCGCCGATTGCGTGCGCGCTGGCCGCTGAAAGGTCACACGCACGCAAGTTTTTGGAAGCGCTGAGCATGCGCGCTATCAACTCACCGTTCCACATCT